AGTAATTAAGAAAGTAGCTTTTGACTTTAAACTTCAAGGAGCTTACGCTTTACACATCGTTTGGAATAGAGAAAGAACAGAAATAGCAGAGGTTTATCATATACCTGTTGAGCGTGTAAGAGCAGGAAGACCGAACGAGCTAGGACAGATTGATACTTATTATATAAGTGCTGATTGGTCAAACACTAGAACAAATAAACCTTACCCTGTAGCAGCTTTTAATGTGAACGACAGGACTTCAGGAAGTCAGTTGCTTTACTCAGGTTCATACAGTCCTAATATGGATGTTTATTACACTCCTGACTACATAGCAGGTTGTAATTGGGCTTTAGTAGACCAAAAGGTAGCAGAGTTCCACCTTAATAATATAGAGAATGGATTCGCAGGCTCGTATTTCGTCAGTTTCGCTAATGGTATACCAACAGCTGAGGAAAGAAGACAGATAGAACAAAGCTTAGTAGAGAAATTTACAGGAGCTTCTAATAGTGGTAAGTTTGTATTGACATTCTCAGACGATAAGACAAGAGTACCTGAAATAACTCCTATTAGTGTTTCTGACGCAGACAAACAATATTTAGCATTACAAGAACTTTTAGTTTCAAATATTTGTGCAGCACATAGAATTACATCTAAGACTTTAATGGGTATTGATACAGATAATGGTTTTTCAAGTAACGCAGACGAACTTATCAATGCAGCTAATTTTTATCAAAATACAGTAGTAAGAGGATTCCAATTAAATATCCTAAATACTTTACAGACTATATTCTCTGTGAACAATATGGACTTACCTGTTGAGTTTGTTCAACTTAAACCAATAACAGTTCAATTTGATTCTAAGACTATTAGAGAAGTTATGACAGTTGATGAAATTAGAGCTGACTTAGGACTTGAACCTTTAGGAGATGAAGACACAGTAGAACAAGATGTAAAACTATCTAAAGCAGGAATGATAGACGGACAACCTGTTTTCACTACAATAGAAGAAGCTGAAGCACAAGCTAAGGTTATTGGATGTGAAGGTTATCACGAACACGATTTAGAAGGTCAAACAGTTTATATGGCTTGTAAAGACCATTCAGAAGCAACTGACTTAAAGAAATGTAATTGCTCAGAAAAAACAGAGCTAGATTCTTTTATTGAAGAATTTGGTGAGGATATTTCAGAAGATTGGGAATTGATAGAAGAAGAAGTAGTAGACGGAGAGCATCAAGACTTTGACTTTGAAAATGAGCTTAACAATATAGCTAATGACAAGACAGAATTAGCATCAACAGGAACTGCTAGACCTAATGCTAGAAGTAAGCAAGACGGAACAAATAAAGCAGACAATGAATTTTATAAGGTTAGATATGTTTACACTAAAGACAACTTCTTAAGCCAAGAAGGAAGTACTAGAGAATTTTGTAGTAAAATGATGTCAGCTAGGAAAGTTTACAGAAAAGAAGATATAATACAAATGGGTTCAAGAGCTGTTAATGCAGGTTGGGGACCTCGTGGTGCAGACACTTACTCAATTTGGCTTTACAAAGGAGGAGGAAATTGTCATCACTTTTGGTTAAGACAAATCTACAAAACAACTTTAAGAGGTGCTAAGAGTAACATCAAGCCAAGTGAAGCAATATCTTATACTAAAGCTTTGTCTGAAGGTTTTACAGCTGAAAAGAATGACAACCTAGTAGCAAGACCACCAAAAAGAATGAAAAATAACGGATTTTTAGAACCAAGATAATTATGGCATACGTACTATTTATATCAGAAGCGAAATTAAAGGACTCTACAGCAATCAATTTAAATGTTGATGTTGAGCTATTACTTCCTTATGTTCGTCAAGCACAGAAGCTTTATGTAGAAACTAAGCTAGGTACTGACTTGAATCAAAAACTTAAAGACTTAATTGTAGCAGGAACAGTAGGAAACGCAGGAAACGAAGCTTACGCTACTTTACTAAATGACTACATAGGTGATATGTTGCCGAATTGGGCGTTTTATCACGCTATCCCTTTCTTAAGATTTAAGATTGAGAACGGAAATATTTACTCTAAGACTTCAGAAACAGGAAATAGCTTAAGCACAGAAGAAAGCCAACATTTAAGAGAAGAAGTGAGGAATACTGCTGAATACTACACAGAGAGAATGATTGACTACATTTGCAATAATAATTCTAGTTTCCCTGAATACTCTACAAATACAGGTGCAGATGTGAACCCTGATAGAAACGCTTACTATAATGGAATGAACCTTGAAAGACCAACACCACAAGGAACAAAACTTACTTTAAGAAACTTTCTAAATTCATCTGATTAATGAAGAAACACTATAAACCTAAACAAAAGAACATAACTAAATTAAAATCGTACTTAAATGCCGATAAGAAAAACAATACAGGAAGTATCCGAAGTAGCAGTAGTAAACGGAACTGTCCTAAGCGTAACAACATTTAGCAATTTAGAACTAGCTTTAAAGATTCTTCTTTTAGTTGTATCAATAGCTTATACAATTGACAAGTGGAGATTAAGCAGAAAAAGAAATGAGAATAATTAAATGGCTAAAATCACTAATAACACTTATAATGGCGTTAAAAGAAAAAGGAAGGGGGTACACTCCAAAAACGCAAGTAAAGGCAGGAGAGGCTTTAAAAAAGCATACAGAGGTCAAGGGCGTTAATCTTTTAATCATTAGAGATACATTTACGGAAAATTCTACAATAGGAGAGCTTTTTATAAATGGTGAAAGGTTTTGTGATACCTTAGAGAACCCTTATATTAATAACGAAAGAAATATATCCTGTATTCCTGAAGGGAGGTACAAAGTTAGGTTAAGACTACCAAGAGAATCAGCTACTAGGGATTACTTACACTTATTAGTTCAAGATGTACCTAATAGGGATTGGATTCTCGTGCATATCGGAAATTATCCATCTCAAACCCAAGGCTGCATACTAGTCGGGAATGGTCGTGAACAAGACGCTGTTAATAACTCTCGTTTGGCTATGGACTTAGTTATCAAAGAAATACTTAATTTAGGCGGCGAAAACATTAATTTAATAATCAAAAATAAATAGTTATGAAAAAGTTTTTAGAGAAGTATCTTATCGGACAGATGTTAAGGTCAAAGAAGTTTTGGTACGCAATCGGTTCAGTAGTAGTTCCTGCTATTGTAACATTCTTAGGAGTTGATGAAGCAACAGCTACAGAGTTGTATCACGCAATCTTAGTTCTTATTGTAGGGCAGGGAATCGCTGACGTAGCTAAGAAATAGTTTGTCTAAACAAGGAAAAAGACTAAGACTTTCCCCTGAAGAAGTTGAGTTAATCAATGAATCTAGGGGGAAAGACTTGTCCAATATTAACGGCAATACTGCTTTAGATTTACACCTTAAAGATAGAGGTATAGATAAAAAAGATATTGTAAGCGTTAAGCATTGGCAAAATATGTCAGGTGAATTACGCTTTTCAATAGTTACAAAAGAACAATACGGAACTGATAAGCTAGATTTACTTGAAGATATTCAAAATCTAATTGAAAACTACTCCCCTAAATATCCAAAAATTAAAAGAGTAAAGGGTGAACACTTGTTAGTAATAAACCCTGCTGATATACATATAGGAAAACTTGCAGTAGCTTTAGAAACAGGTGATGACTATAATACTGAGATAGCTTACAATAGAGTATTAGAAGGCGTTACAGGACTTATTAGTAAAGCTAAGGGGTTTAGTATAGATAGAGTATTATTTTGTGTAGGTAATGACGTACTACATATTGACAATGTATATAATACAACTACAGCAGGAACACCACAAGACGCTGACGGTAAATGGTGGCAACACTTTGAAGTAGCTTTAAAACTATATGTTAAATGTGTTGAGATACTAAGACAAGTTGCTCCTGTTGATGTAGTACATTCAATGTCTAATCACGATTATCAAAGCGGATTTCATTTAGCACACTCTTTAAAGTCTTGGTTCAGAAATACTAAAGATGTTACTTTTGATATATCTGTAGCGCATAGGAAGTATTATAAGTATGGTTCTAATCTAATAGGACTTGAACACGGTGATGGTGCTAAAATGGATAAGCTCCCAATGTTAATGGCAAACGAAAAACCGCAAGAATGGGCGGAAACTAAATACAGGTATTGGTATTTACATCACTTACATCATAAAGTTAAGCATAGATGGTTAGACGGCAAAGACTTTATAGGTGTAACAGTTGAGTATATGCGTAGTCCTTCAGGAACTGATAGTTGGCACAATAGAAAAGGTTTTTGTGGCGTACAAAAAGCAGTAGAAGGCTTCATACATTCCAAAGAATCAGGGCAAATAGCAAGACTCGTTCACTATTTTTAAACCCTTTTAACCCCTTTTTCAATCTTTTTTTAAATTTATTTTAGTATCATTTACTAGATAAGGAATAACTATTTTTAAACTATTCTGTTAAAAACTTAGTTAAAAACTTTGTTAATTCAAAAAAAGGTTTTATCTTTGACCCATCAAAATTAAATTAATTAAATAAATAAAAAAAATGGAAAAATTAACAAAACAAGAAGTAGAAACTCTAAATTCTCTAAGAGATAGTTTAGAGGAGCTGATGTTGGAAAAAAGTAATGGCTTACCAAAATACTCTGTTAAATATGTTTTGCATTGCACGACAATACTGAGGAAAATTATAGAAAGCAACGGAGGTAACATACAACAATAAATTAATCAGGGGGTGTAAAAACCCCCACAATATAAACAATATGAAAAAGATATTAGAAATACTATTCGGAATGGCAGCGCTATACAGCTGCTTATATGTACTACTTGCGTCTATTACGCTTTTAGAACTTTTTTTAGGACTAAGATAATGAAATTCAAATTAAAAGACGCAAACACTAAGCAGGAAGCTATTTTAAGCTTGTTAGACGTACAAACTAATAAACCTGAGTTATTGCCTAACAATACGGCTTTAACTGAGCAAGGGCTTAATCTATTGTCTTTTCAATTTGTTAGAGATTTATATGTAAAAGTAAAAGATACTTATTA